CGCATGCGACCTTGGGGGGACCGGAGTCGAACCGTCTCGTGGACTGATGAGATCCACCCCCGCACCGGCGGGGACCAGCTGTGTGTTAACACAGCGGGAGAGCTAGATGTCTTGGTCCTTACGGACCGGGGAGGAGAAGATGTCGAGGTGCCCAGCTATTGGGGCCCCATCGAGTTCTCCTGCAACTCTATGAAACCCGGGCTGGAGAAACTTGTCCTCCAGTTTTCCGGGTAAGTCCGTTAGTAACTGGACTATTTGCTTGAGCCTTCTATCGAGAGGTTCCGCAAGTCTTTTTGCAGAAGCTCCCATCCATCTTGAGAGGAGGGCAAGGGGGACCTGGGGAAGCAAGAGGTCCCCCGGCGAACTTCCCCCTGGACGGGGGTCAGAACATCGCCCTTCTCTAGGACGAAGGTATTCTTCACTGGCTCCTTCTCTATGCGGCGGCCTTTGAAGTCGGCCACCCATAGTGTAGGGCCATGAGAGTCTCCGGTGGTTGCGACTATCTTGTCATAGCTGCCTGCCTGATCAGTGTAGTCCACATAAACGCGAGATTGGAGTTTGTAGACCACGTCATAGACTATGCCGGGAACTATGGTGTGAGGGTCGTCGCCTCCCTCTGCATCGCTGAACCATAGGCCAAAGTGCGCATCGCGGAGATACGCGTTTTTGACCACTTCGATCTGCTGGACTGGTTTGGAGACAAGCTCCAAGGAGGGGGTGTGCATTTCAGCCACCCAGTCTACGTAAACAGACAGGGGGGCTGTGCCAGGAATGGAACCTTCTACCATAATGACGAAGATTCCAGGTGAATAGAGTCGAGACTCCATTCCGGTATTGGTGTAGAGCCACTTGCTCTCAAGGGTTGCGCCAATTGTGGCGGACTCCCACGCCTTAACGATTCTGCAATGTGGCGTTGACAGCAGTTGCTCTGTAGTCCAGGTGTCAGCGAGGTCATCGGGATCGGGGATGAAGCCAATAATGTATCCTCCGGAGGTCGACGTAGACGCCATCGACACAATCCGGAAATCCATTCGCAAAAAGCGGTACTTCTGAAAAGTGGACGCCATTCGCGAGAGCCTGGGGAAGGAAGCGGGATTGATCCGTATGGCGAGGAGAACCTCCCCCCGATGCTTCTGGGGGACGTTGTCCTCGCCGTACAGCTTGTCCGTTCCGGTGACTCTGATGTGATCATTGCGAGTTCCGGTTTGGAAGGCTGCCTGTTGCGCCACTCCTGCCATAGGAGGGCTTCTTGGGCCCCTTCTTCTTCTTCGCCTGGCCCGGGGCTGCGGGTTTCTTTTTGCCCCATTTTGAGATTGGTTTGGATTCGGTTTTGGGTTTCGAGGGTTGCGGCTTCGTTTCGTAGGCATGACTGATGGATTGAGAAAGGGGTGTTTTAGAGGGTTTAGAGTTGAGCAAAACCGGCGCAGGGGTTTTTACCGTGGAATAAGCCTTGGAGGCTGTTGGTAAAAGCTCCACCTTTGCGGCTTCGTACCAGCTTGCTGGGGGTAGGGAGGGTTTTCCGAGGTCTGACAAAGACGCTAGTGCCGTTGTGAGGAGCACATTATGGAGCTCTCTCTTCTTACCCAGGACTTGGAGATAGAGGTTCCAAGCTAAAGGCTCTCTTTTGAAGGAGGGCGTTGGTTGGCCCTGCTTCTTGATCCTGGTCCAGTGCATCTCTCCGTAAGTCGGAGCGTTCACTGCACCCTTCTCGTGATCCGTTCCTTTGGTGGTGAACACCACTGCCACTCCTTGTTCGTGGCACATGGATGAGAAGACGGAGCGGGCCATTGAGGGATCCTCAGCTTGTATAGAGCGGATCTCCTCAAGGTCCATGGAAGAGAACTTCAGGGGAGGTCTTGGGTAAGGAGGCAGTACTTCTGCCTGCGGTCCATCAAGGCGTTCAGCCTGTTTCTTCAACAGGGTGATCTCCTTGGCGGGTCGGAGCTGCATGGGGGGCCCCGTAGGGCATCCATCATGAAGCTCACACTTGGACAAAAGGCACTTGTCCTGGTGGGGGTCGTTGGTTATCCAGTGTAGGGTTACCTCCACGAATGTCAGGGGTGCCGCATTGCCCTTACCAAATTTGCATTTGGGCATTGGACAGCGGTACCCGTGGGCGAGGAACTCCTTACACACTTTAGCCGCCTGCTCCTGCGTCAGGGGGCCCTTAAGCCTCGATAATCCCAATTGGGAATGCTCTCGGCTCCACTCTTTGGGCTCGGGCCTGGAATTATCCAAGGCCCTCTCCACTGCTGCAGCCGCATGGTCGATGGGCTCCAGAGCGGAGGGGTCACTAGGAGGAAGCGCTGTAATGAGCGACTTCCTCTTGGGCCCTCCGGGGAGGACCACTAGCCCCGCCTTTTGAGCGGTTGAAAGGACCTTTGACACAGTCCAGTTCAGCTTCCAGGATAGGGTGGAAGCTTGGAACACAGGCTGTACGACCTTTGTTCCACCCTGGAGAGCCTCGAGACCGGCTCTTTGGGTCTCTGTGGCTCCCGCAACGATCTCCTCCCACGCTTTGGGCGATAGGGGGAGGTCGCGGAACGTCGAGAGGATCTGCTCAACGTCAGTTGGACGTCGAGTCCTCTCCTCCACGGCAAGCCCCTGGTCGTCTAGAGTGACGTCCACGGGCTTGGTGGTTTTGTTGTACGCCTCAGATGTCTTCGGGACTCTGGAGCCTGATGTTGGGATCTCCATACTGGGTATCTGGGCTTTGGGGGCGGGGTCGGGGATGGGGAGCATTGCCGCTGCTGAGGGTTTCCCCTCAACGTCCTTCTGGACAGTGGCAAGCTTCTTAAGGTCCTTTCGGTATCGGACCTTGAAGTCTGAGAGGGCTGCATGGGCTTCGGGGATGACCAGCTTCCACTGAGCATCCTCGTACTGGTTTTCCGGGGAGAGGTACAAGTTCATGCACCACTTCCAGTCAGGGACTCCTTCTGAGCCCGGCCACTGAAAGTCCTCATTTAAGAGGGCTATAGCGTCGGGAGTCACACCCTTACCATCGCCGGACTGAACGTCCATGATTATGGCGACGGGATTGACTTCGTCAATAAGCTCATACATGATGGCAAGAGCTTCGGGTGTTGAGAAGGCGCCTGTGACTATCATGCCTCTAAGGCGATCGAAACGCACTCTCTCTCGCGTCAGCTCCGATGTCCTGGAGCTGCGCATATCTTCATCCCCTCGAGGACAGAGAAGGAGACTCAACCAGTCTTCATAGGCCAGATGAGGAACCATCTCCACCTCGCGCGGTCCAGTCTCCCACTTATACTGGACACCGAGGAACCTCTGAGTAGTCCACAAGGTCCCTTGAACAGGGTTCTCGTTGACTGTCTCGAAGCCCCATGTACCTGGTTTCACAACCAGGCCCATTTCCTTGAAGAGCTTGATAGCGGGAGCTTCTTCAAGGAGCGCGTACTGGCGTTGATAGTGTACGCGCTCAACCCAGACCCAATAGGCAAGAGCAGCGTGGACCGTGTCAAATAGAGTGGTCCCCACGACCCCTGTCATCAGGCCATCTTGCGTCCTCTTTTCCCAGACGTCCTTACCGTGGACCACGAAGAGAGGAGATGTTGCCATCTCCACCCACAGGTCCCCGATGGTTCGCCAAAAATCGGAAGGGCCCCATTGTTCCTCGTATGAAGCAAGGATCCAATCGACAGTAAGGCGTACTGTCTCGTGGGTGACCGATCCGTCCATCTGGGAGAAGTCGGGACACAGCCTTAAGAGTTTTCCCCCTCGTCGTACATATATGTCGGCATCATCTCCATAATGCCGACAAATAGGCGCGCCTCCTTTGCTGCCAAGTTCTCGGAGCTCGGCCGTCCTATACCGGATCTTGCTGGACCCGCCGTGAGCCATTGTGAACCCATAAGCGTTCACGGACTTTGGATGCTCGTGAAAGAGCAGCAGGTCCTTGGTGAAGGGCTGTGACAGGCATGAGAACAGGAGTTGAAAATGAGCGGGGAAGGCCACATAGGGTCGGGTCTTCTCCGTTATCTTCGCTGTCTCATACCTATCCCTCTTGTTCTTCACTTCACAGAGAAAGAACTCAGGGTTGGCGGCTCTAAATTCCGCCAACTTGCCCTCACGGATGGCATCGCACAGGAGAGGAATGCCTGCGCAAACGACTTGATCCAGGACTTCCCCCTTGGGTCTACAGTAGGGGAAGCCGGCTGAGGCCTTGGCACTCTGGACCACTTCCTCCAATTGGAGGTCGAGGTCCCTGTGCCAATCGGGCAGGGTCTTCTTCCTAGGGAACATCTCCCCTATTAGGGTTGACATTCTCTTGGTAGAGAGGTTGGTCTTGGCCACCTTCTCCAGCTGAGACAGAGGAGTGACCTTGTTGCTCATCTGCTTCCTCATGCGATTGAGGAGACCTTGAGCAGTCCCGTCCGAGTATACCTGGTCGTAGTAGTGTTCCTTAACGAATTCCGGTTCCAAAGCCAATAATCGGTCCGTCATGAGCTTATCCTTGTAGATTTGCCCAAACATCCTGGTCGCGCTCACATGGGGTCCGCTCCTGCATGTGTTTTCGGGGTGGAGGGGAACGGAGTGATATGAGACCTGCGACACAGGACAGGGTGGCCGTGCGTCTAGGAAGGAATCCAAGTCAAGGCTGGGGCTGGTGTCGAGCTGCGGTGTTTTTCGCTCTATTTGCGCCCAAGCTGTGGCTTTGTCCTCCCTAGACATCTCCTTGGCCACGCCCTTGCCAAACCTCACACGAGGATATTCCTCGGCGAGCCTGGCCACGTAGCTTAACTCTTGTCTCTGCCTACGGGCATGCTTTTCCATCATTGACCTTATGGTCATCCTGGAGCTGTCCAACACGGGGTTTGAAGCGTCCATTATCGATGTTTGAAAAGCAAGATGATTGTCTGAGAAAGGAGTTAAAAGATGGGTAGGGATGGGTGCCATTAGCTATTTAGAGGGCTTTGGGGATCCGGATTTCACTCCAGAGTTATAGCCCAAAGCTCCTAGC